GGTTCCGTATCTTCTGTGGTTGGCTCTTCTATGGGTTCAGGCTCAACCACTACAGGTGGTTGCGCTACTGGTGGGGATACGTATTCTGTGGTGGTTGTGGTTTCAGGCACCGTCGAGGTGGTCGTAGATGTCGACGTTGTTGATTGTTCTGGCATGGTCGGCTCTGGTGCTAGCGATGTGCTGGTCGGTGCGGAAGAAGTCGTAGTTTCTGGAAGCGTCGTGGTAACTGGGTCCGTGACAGGCACAGTCGTTGTCGGAACAGTAGTAGTACTGGTCGTTGTCGACGTTGTGGATGTTGTTGTAAATTCCCATATTGAAAGATTACCAATCGAAAGATGACCAGGAGCACAACAAGTATCTATTGAGTATTGACGGAATGAAAAAACGTCACCCTCATTTACAGACACAGACTTAGTTCCTGATGCATTGTTTTGTTGTGTAATCAACGTGTAAACGCCGTTGATTCCGTATTGTGGCGGGTCGTAGACCCAGCCATCAGTTGTTTGATACGACCAACTAAAGTCAACCGTGTTTACATCAGCAGGGATGGTTGTTTCAATCTTTACCCAATGTGCTGCGCCAGAGCAGCCGTTCTGGTCTGGGCCATGCAGCGTAATAACATTGTCCACAACTTCAACTGAGCCTCCACAGGCTGCAGATTGGCTGTAGGTCCAGTTACCTAGAACATCTGCTTCAGCATTAGAGACTGTGCTAAATAAGGCGAGGACAACGCTGGGTAGGAATATCAGCCAACGGGAGGAGGTGGAGGAAACTCTACCCAAGACAATGTGCTTTCATCCCAGCGATAATCACCTTCAGGTTTAGGTGTTGGTGCTTGCCAATCGTTGTTACTGTCCAGTGACCATGATGCGTGTGGTTGTGATGTAACAAACTCATCACGAACAGGGTCGTATGCGCAACCTATTGCTGCATAATTCTTGCGAATGTTGTTGTTGTAACTCGTTTGAATCCAAGTTCCACCCAACAGGTTATGACACCATTCCGAACCATTTGTTTCGTGTTCATCAGCAACCACAATAACTTGAACAACAATATTGTTTTCATCTATTTGAGCAAAATGAGCCATTACGCAACCACCAAACTAGTAGTACCTGTGCTTGTAAACTCGTGAACAGTGTATGTTGTGGCACCACTTGGTCCAACAGTTTTTGTTCCACCAGTAATTGTATATCCAGCACTAGAGGCAGCAGCCGTTAAATAACGAACAATAACAACGCCAGAACCACCAGCCTGACCATAGTTGCCGAAGTATCCACCACCGCCACCGCCGCCTTTGTTTGCTGCTGGAGTACTTCTTGCATAACCGTAACCATAATAGTCGTTGATATAGATGGCACCACCACCACCGCCGTCAATACCTGCGTTACCGTTAGTGTAGTCTCCACCTGCTGAACCACCGCCACCACGCATGACTGCTGTACCAGTAATATCGTTACTTAATCCAGCACCACCGTTTCCCGCACCACCAGCACCAGTACCGCCAAGACCACCCGATGCAGCAGTAGTGATGGTTGCAAATGTGCTTGTTCCACCAGCACCGTTTGCAGCACCGCCTCCAGCACCAACAATCACAGTGTATGTTCCTGCACCAAGTTCCAAAGGTGCTTCTAAGGAAGCACCATATCCGTTTGTTGCACCAGTAACATTGGTTCGGTAACCACCAGCGTTACCGCCGCCACTATCGCTGCCTCCGTTGCCGCCACCAATAACTAAATATTGGAAAACAATAGGTAATGCACCACCGCCACGCCAATAGCCATCAGCCTGCAAGGTGTTTCCACGGCGACTGCGTGGTGCCAAAGCACCACCGCTAATCGATGTACCACCACTAGTGTTCCGAGAAAAAGTAGGCACTTAGTACCCCTTATGCAATTACGTTGACGTACCCGCTGATGGAAATAACGTTAGCGGTAGCAGCGAATGCACGAACAACTAATGCTGTAGCGTTACCCTTCAAGATAAGACCTGGGATAATTAGGTATAAACCGTTTTCTGCTTTTACCGTGTATTCAATAAGGTCATCTGGAGAAGCAACGCCACCCCACTCAATTGTCAACTTCCTGTCAGTTGTGTCAGAGTTTACAGCGTAAATCCAAACTTCATGAAGGGTTGCAGGTGTGGTTGAACCAGTGTGGATGAGCGTACCTGCAGTCGCTGTTGCAGCGACCTTGATTTGCTTGCCATCGGTTGAACCGCTGAGGATTGATTTGCTAAAAGTTGCCATATATGTTCTCCTAAGTCGTTACCTAAATACTAAATATATCTTGCTCAACCGTATCGTAACGGTTAAATACCTGTAGTTCTAACCACTCGTCAAAGTCATCGTAATCAAAGTTTTCAATGTCAAACTGAATTGGAAAGATGTCCACAAAGTAACTATTGGCCAAGTCGCCCAAGGTTGTGCCCGTAGCACCCTCGTCAACATAAAACTGATACTCCAAAGTCCCACGATACTCAAGACCCTTTTCAGACCAAAAAGCGTACAACAAGTCACCGAGAGTCTGACCTGAATCTGGGTATGCAACAGAAAGAGCCTCAAACATCGCATCGTTAGTTGTTGTCATCGTCCTCCCATTTCAAATCGTAAACCTTAATGCCGTAATCGATACCGCACGTTGGACAAACCCAGTTGGTCAACCTTGGAGGGTACTCCTCGCCACATGTGGTGCATTCTTCCAAAATCAAACGACTACCTTCAACTGTGAACGACTTGCCTTCTCACGCTCCGCCACAGCTGCAATCAAAGAGTCCAACTCAGCGTCGGTAAGTTCCGTCGCTTTCTTATTAGAGCTAATCGTTACGGAGGGCGGTGCCATCCGATTCGTAGCCTTCAAATACAATTCAGCAGATTTAGTATCACCTTCCAGAGCCTTGTTGTACAAGTTGTCCAGCAAACGCTGTGTGCGCTCAGGAGAACCCTGAACCTCATCAACCTGCTGCTTCCACTGGGAACGAAAGACTTCCTTCTTCTCCCAACGACGCAACGTTGATATATCAACAACGTGCTCTACCGCATACTTGGCTTTAGAAGCTGGCACACGCTCCGACGGAGCGGTGCACAACCAATCCAGGTACCTCTGCTGAGGAGCAGAAAGAGTAAGTTCCTCGTTTTGTTTCATTGACCGTAAGGTTTAATTTTTGGTTTCTTGTTCCTGGGCGGACCTTTTGGTCGCCTAGGCAAATCAGTTGAAATTTTTGCCCCTGATTTCCCATCTCGTTTAGGGTTTGGGAGTGGTTCTGCTCTTCGTGGTTTCATACAACTAAAGCAATTCGTTACACTACTCTCAGTGAATGTGCAACCACTCTGTGCTAGGTAACGAACTAATGTAACAGTAGCAGGGGGGAGCGGAACACTGATAGCGACCCAAGAGCGGAACAAACTGCCCCTAGTAAGAGATACGCAATCACCTGCGGTGATTGCTGTAGCACAGAATTGAGGAACAATGGCCAAAACACCTGCATGGACACGCAAGGAAGGAAAGAACCCCAAAGGGGGTCTTAACGCCAAAGGTCGAGCCTCGTACACCAAAGGAACCCTAAAACCACCAGTCTCCGCTAAACAAGCTGCCAAATCACCCAAATCTGCTGCACGTCGCAAATCATTCTGTGCCCGAATGGGTGGAATGCCTGGACCAATGAAGAAACCAAACGGCAAGCCAACCCGCAAGGCGTTGGCACTAAGAAAGTGGGATTGCTAATGGCAACCAAAAAAACAAAATCCAAAGTGAACGCTGCTGGCAACTACACCAAGCCAGGAATGCGAGCAGGACTGTTCAAAAAAATTAAAGCAGGCACAAAAGGTGGGGACCCAGGAGAATGGTCAGCCCGTAAGGCCCAGTTGCTTGCGAGCCAATACAAAAAAGCTGGCGGAGGATACAAGTAATGGCTCTTGCCAAACCTCAACAGTCACTAAAAAGCTGGACAAACCAAAAATGGAAGACATCTGACGGAAAACCGTCCAAAGGTAAAAAACGTTATCTTCCAGAAGCCGCTTGGAATGCTTTAACTCCTGCAGAAAAAGCAGCCACAAACAGAGCTAAGTCCAAAGGCAACAAAACAGGCAAGCAATTCGTTAAACAGCCACCCAAGATTGCACAGAAGACCAAAAACTACAGATAGTTCTCATATTATTTTTAATTAAGGTACCCTATTCGAAAGGTGGGGCGCGGGTGGGGTTGTGGG